CTAGTATTTATCCATGTTGCTCCATGGTATAAATTAGTAGTAGGAGCACTAGAACTTAAAACTGCTGGTGCTCCTATCCAAAATCTATCTGCTATAACTCCAAATTCACTATAAAAATTGCTATCCTGTAATTGGTTGCCTATTATACTGCCTGTAGAATCTTGCTGTACTTGAGGACTGGTAAAACCGAACCCAAAACCTGCTACTGCTCCTTGCTTGTCAATCTTTACAGTATACTGATCTTTTGCAAATTTTTGCTCGAATAATACTTGTGGATCTCTATCGGTTCTATCTAATCTTTGTTGTAAGCCTTTATACAACATTCCTTCTGTGATTTGATCAGCTAATATATCAATTAATTTTTGAACATCGGCCCCAGTACTAACCTTATATGGACCTGCTGCAGCTATGCTAACTACACCGGCCTTACTTCTATATTTAAAAAACAGTGCATAATTAGAGCCTGATTCAACAGCAATGCTAAATATTGCAAGATCGTTAAACTCGCCTATAATTTCATAGAGATCACTAAAGCCTGGAGTTAGATCTAAACTAGCTAATTTTGTTATATAAACTATAACAGATTTATGTGTGCTGGTAAAACTATTTTGATTTGGCTCTAATAAACTGGATGCTCTAATTGGCGTGTTTGTTGTACCGTCTTGATTTACAGGTGTATTTGTAGTATAAGCTAAATCTGCTCTGTCTATAGTAATTTGAATATTAGAAATTCCTGCTGTAACTTTTATAGCATTTAAACTATAAGCACTACTAGTTCCTGCGGACCAACTAGGTTTTGGTGGCGGAGTAGTATCTATTATTGCACTTTCATTTAGTTTAGAAACTGTATACTGTGTGCTATAAGTTACTGTATTTTTTGTGGCTGTTAAAATAAATTCTTCTAATAAACTAGTCCAAACACCAGTTTGTGTTACTGTTATTGCTCCAGTAGTTGAATTAACATTAACTGTTAAACCGTTTTTTGTTTGTGATGCAGGACCATAAGTTACGCCTTCTGTAACCACAATTTCAGAAGTTTCATATCCTTGAACTAAAGTTAACTTATTATATTTTATTAAGCCTAAATTAAAATCAGTAGCTTCGGTTCCCCTAGCACGAGCTACTACATAGTCAGCACTTCTTATAATTTTTAAAACAGGATTTACAAATCTTCTAAATAAGTAATGTGGAGTAGCTGTATATGTTACACCCAAAAATTTTAATTCAGCATCAATTTTAATAGAGTTATCGCCGGAATTATTAATATTTGCAGTATAATCATTTCTAAAATCTTCTGCTCTTATTGTAATAGAATTTTCTGTAATTGTATTTATAATTACAGGCTTTGTTGTCGTGTCAACCCAAGCCGATCCTGTCCAAGTATGTAAATTACCTGTTCCAGATAAAATATAACTATCTCCAATTGAAGTAGCTGTTCCTGGTAAACTAGCAACTACTCCATTAATTTTCATAGCTATACCATTTAAGGTAAGGTTACCTCCAGTTTTAAGTCCTGTAACACTAAATATAACAGGATTATTTACAGTAAATAAAACTGATCCGCGTAATAAGGCACTAACTTTAATTGTAGAAGGTACTGGAGTATTGCCTTCTGTATATCTAAATTCATTGAAGTTAGAAACTAAATATAATGTATTTGCTTGTTCATATAGTATAAGTCTAGGTATAATAGTTTGTAAAAATTTATCTCTAGAATTTATGGGTGTTCTAATCGGCATTTAAATTAATACTCCTATATCTACTAGTCCTGTTACCCAATTTCTACTAATAGAAAAAATCATTGCTTTAGCATTAGCTGGCCAAAAACGTCGCTGAGAATTTATACTAACAATATCACCTAGTTGTAAAAAAATAAATCTAGGTAAATATCTAGCTGAAACTATATATCTTGGTTTATTCCATAGAGCAAATCTTTTTTGAGCTTCTGCTAAGGCTTCTGCTGTATCTAATAGACAAGTAGTTTCAGGTTCTGTAGTATTTTTATCAGCATAAGGATCAGTTGTAGCTGTAGCACTAGAAATTTCTTGAAACCAATACTCTTCATGAAATTTACATCTAGGATCTAGTCCAGCAGCTATTTGTTCTTGTATAGTATAATTTTTACAATATGCTAATTTTATTTTTTGTTTAGGCGAAAATGACTCAGATACATTAAATGTTCCTTCAATCATACTATCATCATTTAGTTCAACAGTATTGCTAATATACTGATTGCTATTATAAGTTGTAAAACTCATAGTACTTGGGTCTTTTAATTCTATTAGTTTAAATTTACCTTCACTAGTAGTACCACTAGTTTCTACAGTTATACTAGTATGTATTAAGTTACAGTTAATACTTTTAGCTATTTGATTACAAGCATCTAATTTATTTACTCTATCTGGATAGTAAACCCCAACTTTACTGGTATTAGTTATATTGCTAAAATCATTTATACTTGCTGTGGCTATTTTGCTGGAATCTGGACCATAATTTTTTAATATATCTAGTATTATTTTTGGTACAGTGCAATCCACAATACTTTTAGATCTAGCGGAACAAGTTACAGTTCCAGATACTTGAATTTTAAATTCCCACTCTGCTAAATTTTTTCTACTTTCTGAATATGCATCTTTGCTAGCATCTATATCTGAAAGAGGAACTCCATTTTCTCTAACTTCTATAATATCTCCGTTAGTAAAATCTCCGTCATGAAATTTATAAATAGTTCCACCAAATTGCCCTGCTATACCTGCAGGTGTTATATCTTGGCGGCCATTGTGTACTAAAATAGGGCTTATATTAAAGGCTTCTCCAAACAGTAAAGGAATCACAGTATTATTATCTATTCCAGCACTATTTTGAAACTCACTGTATGAGTTACCTAAATCTTTTACTGTTTTTTGATGTAGTGTATCATTTATATTTTCTAGATTATTTGTTATTGATAAACTTAAGGTATTCTCGCTGCTTAATTCTAAACTATTCACTAAACCTTTAAAAACTAAGACAAAATCATTGGGCGACCAACTAGGGTCTCCTAAATAAATTTCTATAGGTCTTCTATACCAAATATAAGGAAGCCAAGAATCATATACTCCGGCAGTATTCTCTAATTCAATACTTCCATAACTAATTGAACTATCTCCTGTTATAGATAAAGATTCTGTAAAAACTAATTCATTAGTAATTATTGGCAAATATTCTATGGATAATGCTGAATTATAGTAAGAAATAGTAGAAAAATAAAAATTTTTTGGTACCGCGGTACCATCATCAACATTAGTTACATTAACAAATATACCTTTTAATACTTGCGGAGATTCTAACCACCTAATCGTTTCTGCAATTGTTTTCATTAATCACCAACTTTGTATATCTAAAGATGCTCTATATAAACTAAATAACACATATTCAATACTATTAGATTGATTTCTGCCATATATACTGTAACTTTGAGTTATTTCAGGATTATTGTTATCTGGAAATGGACAAACAAATATAAACCCGCTACTACCCCAACTTCGTATTATGTTTAGTAGCTCTACTCTATCTGTGTCTATTAAATATTCAAGATTTAAATTTAAAGATTCTTGAATATATTTTTTATCAACATAAGTGTTGCCAGACCTTGTAGTAGATATTTCACTATTGTCCACAGTATTTATACTAAGACCATTACTAGGCAGTCTAGTTGAAGTCCAGGATCGCCCACATATAATTCTAGAACAGTCAATAGCTGTGCCATTATTACTATTTAAAGTAATAGTAAAACTACTAATTGTAACTGGACTAGTTAAAAATAAACTTATTTTTGTAGCGCCTCCAAAAGTAAAATGCTGATAGTATGGTTGTGAAGTACCATCTTGTAGCAACACTTTTCTATTCTGGCAAGCTTGATAAGGTCCTATTAAGCCAGGTATACTAGTAGTAATTGTAGCTCCATTAAGTAAATTAGTAGCAGGCAGAGCTATGCAGTCTAGTGTTTGAGCTGAGGCAAATGTTACAGTATATGTTACGCTAGATCCACCACTTCTGTGTACTCTGGTTTTAATATTATTTTTTAAATTATCAGCACTAAAACCAGCTGCAGTACTGCTTGCAGTTACTGTAGTAGTAGGTATATCTATTAAATTATAGTAAATAATTTTCATAATTAACCTTACTTAATAATAATTTTTTGTTGTAATTTATTAGCTTGAATAGCTTTATTATTACTGTCTACTATAGCTTCAACTATTTCCTCTGTATTTTGTTTTGTTGCAGCTACATTAACTATAGCTCCATTATTTACTGCTTCTAATAGTTTATCTAATTTATCTAACATATTTTTGTTTAAATTATACTGTAAATTATACTGTAAAGATTCTGGATAGTCTAATAGGTCTTTGGTTTGATTAGCTGTATAGACTCTGCCCGGAGTTTTAAAGTCTACTAATTCTGGTCCTTCTTCTCCTACTAGGGTCAGACCTGGACTAGCTAAACCTCCTTTAGCCATAGGGACTACATTAGGATATCTTTGCTCTAATTGATTTTGATAATATGTATCATTATATAGCTCAGGCCATTTATACTTATGTATACCATAATTCAATATGTAATTGTCTGCAAATTGGCGCCAGGGTGTATCTCCTAGAGTTCTTAACATATCTCTAGTAAAATTATCATTTTCTGTGCTTAGATCTGATACTTCTTCTAGCAATCTTCTTCCAATCTCTAAATTGTCTTGTAAATCTAAATAACTAGTAACCATAGATTCTGTCATACCCCAAACTTTAGCAATTTGACTAACACTTATATTATGAGTAGACATATATGAGGCTAAAGCTTTCATTTTCTCGTGTGGTAATAAAATTTTACCTACTGTATTATTCCAGTAATCTGCTATTTCTGCCTCTGTTTTAGTGGATACTGCAGGTAAAGCTGCGGTACTACCAGTATTTCCAGTATTTCCAGTATCTGCAGCAGGAGGTGGTGGCTCTTTAAGTTTTAACGCAATTAATACAGTATCTATAATTGTTTGAACATCTCCACCTCTAATCGCCTGTACAGCAGCTGCCAGTCCACTAGGTAAAGCAGTAATAGCAGTATTAAATGCGGTGTACATATTTACTAAACCTGTAATATGATCTAGATTAGCTGTATTAGTTTCTATATCTTTTAAAGCCTGAGGAATTGTAGTTTCTAAGGCATTTAATTCCCGTTCTTGTATACTTAAACTACTATCAATTTGTGTAGTAGCAGCAGCTAGATCTGCTAAAACTAGATTTCTTATATTTTGAAACGTTGAACTGCTAGCATATAAACTTTGAGCAGAAGTTAAGTACTCCTGCGCTAGTCCAGGAAATTTTTCTGCGGCTTTTGCCTGCTTAGTTTTATCAGAGCTTTGTAAATCTGCTAGTGTGGATTTATAGCGCGATTGTAATTCTAAAAATTGTTGGCCAGGAGTTAAATTACTTAGAGGTCCTACAATAAGTGTGTTTCTCAATTCTGTTAGTTTAGTCTTAATATTAGTTAATTCTGTTATACTAGCATTTATTTCATCTTTTCTACTTTTATATAGCTGTTTTATCTCGGAGCCAAGTATATTTTTTGCACTCTTTAAGCCAAACATAATTACTTTTGTAGTATCAAGACTTTGATCTTTAAAAAATCTACCTAATTCTAATACTAGATCATCTACTAGTTTATCAAGAGATGATCTAGTAGGATCTAGATCCTTGAGTTTTCTATCAAAATCCGTTACCCGTTCTGCTGCTTGATCTGCGGCCACTTGTACTTGATCAAATCCTTCGGCTAAATTTATCAAAGCAAGAAATAGAGGGCTATCAGCATCAGTGGTTTGTACTAAGTTTGCAAATTCTTCTCGAGTTTTTGGCATTGCTATACCAAGCCTAGTAAACTCGTCTGTTACAGCTTTACGAGTTTGCATTAACCTCTGCTCTTCTGTTAAAAAGTTTTCAAAAAAGTAATTGGTTTTACTAATAAAAGTTTCTAGGTCTCCGAAATTTTCAACTATTTTTTCCGTTGCTTTATTGTCTAGCTCCTTTAGTGCGTCCTGATTAGTAAGACCTAGGTTACGTAATTGTTGGTTTATTTTTTCATTAGTATCTACAACTCTTATAACTGTATCAGTTAGTGTTTCACCAAACCTTTCAAACTCTTTAAAACTAGCAAACAGTGCTAAACTTGCATCATCAAAAATAGTGCTAACAACTGTGCCAAACTCTTTTTGCAGCTCATCGCCTTTTAAACCACGTAAACTAGCCGTTCGCTGAGTAATATCTATCCCATCCAGAACTGTTCTAACAGATCCAGAACTCATGCCTACTCTAGCAGCTATATCTTCAAAAAATTTAATGCCGCTGCTAGAGATATTTTGAATATCTCTGGCTATTCCTAACTCACTGGAATTTAATTCACGTTCTCGTATGCTCGTACTAGTCTCAGTACCTCCTCCACCAAATATTCCATCTAATAATCCACCTAGAGATCCGGTTTTAGAAGTAGTGACTTTAACAGTTTAAAATACTTTAATAAAATCAACAGCACTATCTTCTAGTTTTGTAAATGAACCAGTTAATTTTATACCGCTATCAATAATATCTGTTTGAGTACTACTTTTACCTAATAGCCAGCCACCGCTTCCAGTCTTGCCTTCTTGAGTACCAAATAAACTACCTGTACGCAATCCTGGTATATTATATAATCCACGTGCTGCAGAACCTATGTTTCTGTCAATACTACGTAGTGTTTCTAACATTTGATTGTTATAACTTAATCCTATAACACTATTTTTAGTAATAGTTTCTATACCCTTACGAATACTATCACTTTTAGCATCTGTGTCACCGAATACTCCACGTCTAACTTGTACTTTATTGCCCTGTGAGTCAAAGCCCATAGCAGTACCCTGTACTTCTTGAGCTTGTTCAGCTGTAGGTATAAAAGTAGAAGGGGCTTTACTCTTACCTCCAAACGCACTACCTAATATACTGGCTATAAAAGCTATTGTAGCAGCACCTGCTATTAAATTAAGTGGAAAACCTAAATCTTTAACTGCATTAATAACTGCAGTTACTCCTCCACTACTAGCTTTAGTAGCATCATTTGCTACCTGAATACCTGTAGTACTAGTTGATAGTACTGCTGCTTTTATATCCATAGCCATCTGTACTGCTGCCATACCAAGTCTAGCTATATGTATTACCTTTTCAACAGCATGAAAAGCTTTATATGCAGCAGTTTTTTCTTTGAATAATTTTTTGGTATTACCTGCTAATTTTTCACCGCCAGCCAATTCTTCTGATAAAAATTTACGTCTTAATTTATCGTCTTCTTCAGCTAGTTTTTTAGTTTTAATTTTAGCCTCCTGTACTTTATCTTCTGCTTCAAGTATTTCGTATTCATCTGCAGGACCCTGGCCACGCGGTATACTGTCTGCCTTCTTTTGTAGCTCTAGTTCCTCTTTAACTCCTTGTACAAATAATTTCTGGCTTTGTCCTAATGTTTCAGCATTTCTTGTTTGCATACTAGTAAAAGCTCCCAAAGAGCTAACAAATTCACCAAGTCGATCACCCAAGGAGCCAAAAGAACCTTTTAATATTTCAGCAATACTAGCTGTTCGTTCTAGTTGTTCATTAAACTTAGCTTGATACAGTTGACTTTCTGTTTGAATACCAAGAACTCTTAAATTGTTTCTAAGAATTTCTGCTTGTAATAGTTGTGTTGTTTGATGACCCTCATTTATTGCCTGTATTTGATTTTCTAAAAATGTATATCTCTCTGTATCAGCCTTAGATAGTCCGCCGGTGTCATACATATATTGATTTTGTATTTCTTGTTTCTGAGCTTCTAAATCAGCTACTGCTCGAGCTCTGGCTTGCTCAGCCATACTTTTTTCTAAATCAGCTTGATTTTGTAGTCGGCGTTTTTGACTTTCAGCACGTAGTGTAACCTGCATGGTTTCACTAAACTTATATTTGCCTAACAGTGCGTCTAGTTTGGCAGTTTCTAAATCTAAGCTGCGATTTAGCTGTTCACGCTGCTCATTTTGACTGGCTAATATTTTACTTTTTTCTGTTTCTATGTTTAATATACCTAGTCTTCTATTTCGCTCTAGATCAAGAGCTCGTAATCCCTCAGTTGTCGTATCTTTAGCTAAAAGACCTTTGATTCTTTCTACTTCAGAATTTGCTTGTGATCTGGATATTTTTGTAGAACTTCCATCTTCTCCAACTATATCTAAAGTTTCACCTGCTTTAGTTTGTGCTTGTTGTAAATTTGCAAGCCTTCTTCCTAATTTTTCGCGATTTTGCTGGTCTGCTTCTAAAAATTGTTTGCGTTTAATCTCATAGTCTGATTCAATATTACGACGTTGTTGTAAATCTCGCAAACGTACCTGACTAGCTTCAGTTAATTTAAGTGTAGCTAGGGTTTTTTCTAGCGTAGCATTTTCTAAATTCTGCTGATGCTGCATCTGCTCTCGAACTTTGAGTTGACGATCTAAAAATTCAGATTTTTGTTTTTCTAGTAGTGCTAACTGTTTTTGATGAGCTGCTTCTTTATCAAGTCTGGCTAGTTGCTCTTCTGCTTGTTTTTTCTGAAGCTCATAGCGCTTTAATTCTTCAGCAGACAACTCATATCCATATGCTGCCAAAGCATCCTGAGCTTGTTCAACACTTTCAACAATTTTCTGACGTTTTGCTAAATCCTGTGAACTAATTTCAAGTAGTTTTTGTTCATAAGCTAGCTCTGCTGCTTTCAATGGAGCTAGCTCTTTTATCATATCTATATAACTATTTTGAACAAACGCAGTTAGTTCTACCTGACGTGTAATCTGTTTTTGAGTTTCAAGTAAATTGCCTTGCTCTGTTTGTTGGTCTCTGGTTAAACCTGCAATATTTCTACGACTTGTTTTTTCATTTTCTAGTGTTTTTATACTATTATTATTAAGAGTAGTTTGACGCTCTATTTCTCTATCTAATTCAGCTGTAAGATTCGCATCTTGTGTATTTTGTTTGCGTTTTGTAAGTTCGTCTATCTTTTTCTGGCCTTCTAATCTACTATCTTGGATACGCTTTTGCATATCCAGTTCAATTTCAAGCAATTCTATTCTATAATTTTCTTCTGCAACAATATCTTGATCAATACCCAATAATTGCTGTCTATTTGCTATCTGTGTTTTTGTATAAGTTAAAGCTGTTTGACTTCTAGCAAAATTAAGATCACGATTACTTTTTTCTAGTTCAAAAGTTTTTTGTAAAATTAAAAGCTCACGATCTAGCTCTCTTTGTCGAGCTTGTAGACCCTGAACGTTGCGTTCAGCCCCCTGTTTTTGTTCAATAAGCTCAACTATCTTTTCTTGTTTTTTAATTTCTTCTTGGGTAACTTCTTTATTCTGTTTTCTTAGCTCTAATTCGTCTTTAGCAGCCTTTAATTCTACCCCTTGTCTAGAAGTTAAAGCAGCAGATTCCGCTTCAGCTTGTGCTTTAAGCGTTTCCGTAGTTGTAACGCCAGCAATATTAGTTTCTAAACCCAATCTAGTAGTTAGCAATTGGTTAATATTCTGATTAATCTGCTCTATAGCGCGCGAATCTTCAATTTTACCTCGCGTAACCTTTATGTCTGTTTCTTTTTTAACTGCTTCTCTTTCCCCTCGTATTAATGATTTAGCTGCCTCTTGCTCTGCTAATCTACCTTGAAATGCTTGCGTACGAGCTTTAAGAAGAGCGGCATCTGCTTCACTAATACCAATACCTGCTTGTCTCTCAAGTCTTCTTTCTTCGGCCGGACTTTGATTTGGATCAGTTTTAGTAGGAACTCCACTTACATAATTTCTATACATTTCAGCAGCTTTAAGTTGTGAGCCTGCCTGTTGAATTTTATCTTGATCTTTTTCTCTAGTCGCAGAGTTAAAAGCTACTACTGCAGAATTATAAGATATTTCTGCAGCTAACCGTTCTTGACTTTTAATTGTTTCTATGTTAATATCTATAGCTTTAAGACGTATGTTAATTTCCTGCAGCCTTAATTTTCCTTCATATCTAGCAGCTTCTGCACCTGTAAACAAAGAACTAACCGATCTTGCAACAGTAAGAGCAGCCTGATCTCGTGCATTTTTTAAGCCTGCTTCAATTTGTGCAGCACCTAACTTAAAAGCTGCGTCTAAGCCTTTAACCAATATATTTTTACCCGCCTCTATTTGATCTTTGGGCAGAGTGATTTTTACATTTGCAAGATTTCCCAGCAAGCTTCTTAGTGCTTCTGCTTGGTTAGATAGAGCAGCTTCTTCTTTAGTAGCTTCTTCTTTAGTAGCTGGCTGGCTAGGTTCTTCGGGTGAGGCAGATGAAGCTGCTCGCTGACGCATTTTAGCCAGTTCAGCTTCTTTAGCTAAAGTTTCTTGTAGTTCGGCTTGTAATTTATTTTCTAAATCAGTGTAGTGTCGTACAAGATTAGACTGTTCTATAAATTTGTCTTTAACTTGAACAAAGCTCGCAATAAATTCTGGTCCAAATAAAACTGCTTTTTTAGGATTTCTTTCAAGTTCTTCAAATAAAGATTGTACGCCTTTTGTTCCTTGACTAAGAGCATTAACAACCTCATTTGCCATTACTTGTATACTACTGCCTAATTTAAATAGTGGATCCTTATTTGCTGTGCTTTGTATAAACTCCTCATAGCTACGAATAGCTTTATCACTAGCATCTTTAAATCCTTCTAAAGCACTTCTTTGTTTATTAACTGCAGCGTTCATAGCGTCTAATCTTTCAAGAACTTTATTCTTAATATCTTCATTACTAAGAAGTATGGCCTCTCTAATTTCATTAAACGATAAATTTTCAATGTTTAGCAAAGCCTTAATTTCTTGCTGATACTGTTGACTAAGTCCTGTGCTTTGTAATAATTTAAAGGTACCAAGTATTTGATTTGTTAAATTAGTAGCTAGTTTTTGGTCTATGCCTTGATTAAACAGAGATTTTACTTTTTCAATAATACTATCAAACATACCTGTGCTAGCTTTACGAGCTATCTCAGCATCAAATACTAATTTTTTAGCACTTTCACTAACTTCACGCATAGCATTAGAAATAGCTATACTGTTTTCTAATAAAGTTTTTGAGTTTCCTGCCTGTTCCAAAAGTAAGAGTGTTCTAGTTATATTTAATACAGATTCTTTAGCTAGATCTATACTTTGTGTAAATGCCTGCATTTGCTTTTCATTTTTACTAAATATAGCATCTAAAATAGCAAATCCTGCTGCTCCAACAGCAAACCAATTTAATAATTTACCTAAAGCATCAAATAATTTACCTGCTATACTTGAAGCAATTGCTAATGTGCCTTTAAACATGGCGGCATTTTTATCTGCTTTTGTTAAACTATCTCCAGCTAATTCAATGTCTGCTTTTAAAGCTTTATAGGCTAGTCCTGCATCTAATGTAGCCGCGCGCATGCCTGCTGTTTGAGCAATTGCACTAACTTGATTTTTTCTCTCTAGTTCATTCTGTTCATTTCTAAGTCTAGCGCTTAGAGTACTATCGCCTCTGGCTGCTAGTTCTGTTGTACGCGTTTTTTCAATAGCTTCTGCTAACGATCTTTCTGATCCCATAGCTGCTTCAATAGTAGTAATATATTGTTGCTGTAATTTAAGCTGCTCTTTTTGCATATCAGTTGCAGTTCTACCATATCTAGCAGTCATTTCAGCCTGAGCTTGTTTCATTTTTAGAAGATCTTCTTGCTTAAATGTATCTGGCTCAATTACTCCTATCTGACTACTAATTCTAGGATCTGTTACTAATTTACCAGGCTGCTTACCTGCTTTTGCATAAAACTCAGTTAATTTTTGTTCTTGTGCAGCAATACTAAGCATTAAACTATCTGCCTTTTTTTGTGCTACAGCTACATTTTGTTCACCAATAACTTTATAAGTATAATTTAATTCTTCTAGCTTCTTTTTAGTTCTGTCTATTTCATCTTGAAATTTAACTCCTAGAGCAGCTCTGAAATCTGATACAGCAGGTATAGCCTGTTTAATTAGTAAAGCTATAATAGCTAAAATACCTGCACCTAATGCACTAGGGCTATTACCTAGAACATCTACTATAGGCACTAAAACTTTATTTAGTAACTCTAGTCCTGTAAATGCAACATTTTTAAGACTGGCTAAAAATTTATCGTAGGCATTAGCAGACAAACCACTAACTTCCTTAAATTTATCGGTGCCTTCTTTTAACACAGCATTAGCAAAAGCTTGTCGTCGTTCAAAATCTGTTAGTTGTGTAGCAGTTTTACCTAACTGTCTAGCATATGCTTCTACAGCAGGTTCAATCTTAGTAAACAAGCCCAGTTCATCTAAAAGTTCTGGTTCTAGTTTAACTATACCGCGACTCAATCTGGTTATAGCATCTGGCATGCTAACACCTAGTGCAACACTAGCATTTTTTGCTACTTCGCCTAGCTGTAATATCTGCTTATTGCTTAATCCAGCACTGCTAGTAACAGCCACACTGCTCATAGCTTCACGTAAACTTATAGCTCCATCGCTAGCTGCAGTTAGCTGTTTTGCAAGTCCACCTAATGATCTACCGCTACTAGCTCCTAGTGCATCTAATCCACGCATTAAATTTGTAGTATCTGCAGCATCTTTTAATACATTAAAAGCAGAACTAACAGCAAATATATTAGCTGCAAATGTTGCGTATAATTTAACCAAACCACCTAAGCCCTGAGCTTGATTGGCAAAATCACGAGCACTGGCACCTGTGCCAACGCCTACAGAACGATTACGATTATAGTCAACTACTTCAGCAGCTTGAGCAGCTTGAAGAGGAGCACTGGTTCGATTACCCGCACTAGCCATAGCACCGGCCGCTCCTCTAGGAGCCGATTGTGCTGCCCTGCGTAATGCACCAGCAGCACTGTTTGCTGCAGCTTCTAACTGTTTAGCAGACTGTGTAGCTGCATTTAAATTTCGATGCACATTACCAGACTGATCTACTGCTTGTGTTAGACCAGTGGTTTGAACAACAGCTTGAATCTTAATGGTTTGATCTGCCATGCAAACTGCTCCTAGTAGCTGAATATTTTAATTTTTTGATTATAGCATAGCAGCAAAATTTTTGCAACTATAAATTTTGCTAAACAATAAAAAACTCTCTAGGGTTTTTTCCTAGAGAGTTCTTTTTGTTTTTGTGACTTAGCTATGATATCGCTGCGAACACTGTCTATAAAACTCATTATCTGTAAATACAGCTTTTGATCCGCTACATCTATACTATACAGTTCAAATAAATTGAATATTATGCTGTAGTCTTTGCCCATGAAAACGCCGCTCATGCCTTCCCAGCGATCTGATAAATAACCATATAACTCAAATATAGTCTGAATTGTAGGGTTAAAAGTTTCATAGTCTACAGGCATCTCACTGTCTACAGGCTCAGTACCTAGTTGTTCACACATATCTAAATACATGTCCCTGGTCATGCCGCCTACATGCTTATTTTCTAAATAATTTTTAATGTCTAGCTGTGATTGTTCTAGCTGCTCTTGGTAAAGTTTCCCAGCTCTGTGACTTTTTCACTGATAAAACTATCAAAATTTGTAGAACTTTTCATTAAATACAGTGCATTTTCTCCGGTATACTCTAGTTCACTGTTTAAGTCTACACCAGTTAAGTTAACCGGCGCTAACTGTTCTAAATAGTGTAATTTTAATCCACGCCATGACTTTATAGTATTTTGTACATATAATTCTAAAAATAAATCGTCATTTAATTCTTCTTGTGGCTGTCTATTTTTAAATGTTGTTTTTGTAGCCTTTTTGCGAATACTCTGTAGTGTTTCTCGGCTTAAAAAACAGATATCAATTTCAAATCCAGGCATGCCTGGATATTCAACAGTAATTTCTTTGCTTGGAACAAGCATATTTTTTAATGAAAGCATAACCATCCTGTAAAATTGTTAGGCAGGGGCACTAACCCCTGCTGCTATTAAGTTGCGTAATATCTAATCTGTATTTCGTTGTCGTTTAGTATTTGGAAAGCATTAGTAGTTACACCGGCTGCATCTTCACTGCTCTGAGCAGTAAAGTTAATAGTAGTAGTTACTACTTGTTCACTATTAACAGTGGGTATTTGTAATACTGTGGCAGGCATTATTAAATCTACATGTGTATTACTGTTAATGCCGCCAATTTCTACACTTAAGTAAAACTCTGGATCACTATCTGTGGTAACTTGTGCCATTAAGTCATCAAATAAATTAGCACTCATTTTTATAGTATTACCTGTACGCAGATAAGCATTTAAACTACCACTAACACTACGACTACCCGTAAAATAAGTAAACGGTTCGTTTACCACACCTAGATTAGCTGGAGTTAAATAAGTAATGTTATTTGTTAGTGTAATGCTGCCACCGGTTACAGGAAACTCATACTCTGGTCCATTAGCAGCTGCATAACCATTAGTTCCTGCTGCTGTACTGTAATTACCTATTCCGCCACGTAATTTAACAGTAGTAAGTTTATTAGCAATATATGGACAATTAGTAGTTTTTACTTTATAGATTCCACTAATTGTATCTACTACAACTTGTACAGTTGTACCAGATGTAGTACTTGCAGTAGCTGCATTACTCATTTGATATGTACCCTGTCTACCTGCTACACCGCTAGCAGCTGGATCTATACTTAATTGTTTTACTATTTGTGTGCCAGCTGGAATACCTGCTCCTGCTGTTATATAACTACCAGCAGTTAGCACCGGTTGAGGTTCTATTGAAAAATTAGGAGCTGCTCCACTAAGTGGAGTTAAAGCAGTTATACCTGTAACAGTTAATGTAGTACTACCACTAGTGGTTGTTGCTGCAAATTCAGGCTGTCGCCAATAACCAGTATATTCTGATCCGCCTCCAGTACCTAAAGTTCTAACTTCTTCTAATGCACTAGGTAATCTACGAATTTTTCTAGCTTGTCCACTCCACTGTATAGTGGCAATTGCGTCAATACCAAAATCAATTACAGCCTGATTTAGCGAACAATCGTCTAACAGATAGGTACTTTGATCAAACACAACGATCATACCAAAACGCTGTAATTGATGTTGATTGCTATTTGTTAGCACACATGTAGCCGGTATTTTAGTAGCAGCTATACTTCCATCTGTCCAAGAAGAACTAGGATTACCTATAGGCTGATTACTAAACATGGCATTCCAAAGTACGTTTTCTTCACAGGTTATTTTAGATGTTCCGGTAAGTATAGTATTAGGTGCAGTTAAAACTAGAGCCCAAGCTGTGCTTGTTTCTGCAGGTGCATCTGGATCAAAAATACTTATTTGGCCCGAAGCTTGAGTAAGTGTTGTTCCTTGTACAAAACCAGAACCGCCGTCAACTAAATTAAATCCTACCACTTCATTAGTGATACCACCAAAAACTGGAGTAAAAATAGCAGGTTTGCCTCCTGCCATGGGAGAAGGCACAGTAACAGTAGTAGCTGGACCATAGTCTGTTGCAGGATTACCAGCATTAACCGGATTACCATTAAAGGTAAAGAAAAAACCTGGTCCAATTACACCACTTATACCATCTGCATGTGGGCGCATATAGGTACTAAAGCTAAATTCTACTGGATTTAAACTGGTATTAAAACTGCGCTGACTACGTTTAGGACTAGCCCCCGCTTCATTTAAACTAATAGTTTCAGCATTTGTAGCTTGGCTAAAACTAATATCGTCTAATACTTGTATCTCTCTGGTATTGCCTGCGGTAAAGCCGCTAGCATTAATTACTCCCTTAGTAGGATCTACAGTACTAACATTGGTAGTAAAAAATACTCTGCTATTTCTTAATAAATTAACTGACATGCCAAGCTCTCCTTGATAAGATACTAAATTTGGCTAGTACTAGATATTTATCTGTGTAACCAGTTTTAGTGTCGTTGTTATAAAACTTCGTACCGTATTTGTAGATTGATTTCACCTACTGCATATGGAGCTAATAAGCCTTCATCTGTAGTTATAGAGGTAATCAAAATATCAGTAGTTTCTTGAGAATTACCAAAAGGCAGGTTATTATTAGCATCAAGACAAGTTTCTATGTTTGTTAATAATTCTTCCAATTGTTCTTGAGGTTCGTCTTCACGTTTACAGTAAACTTTAACACTAACGTTCAATAAACCCCACTTAAACCCGGCAGGCAGGTATTCTCTAACCTCATTACCAGGACTTATATACACACTAGGAAAATCGTTAATTTCATCCCAGAATCTTAATTTGGCATAGCACTGATTTTGCAGATCAATAGTATAGCTGCCAGCACCATCTATAGTTTTAAGCTTATTGGCTAAAGCTTGTGTTATCTGTGTTCGTTGACTCGTACTAGCACAGCCCGTAATCTATTACCGACTATTGGTTCACGAACCTGTCTGCTTGATCTAGCAATTAACAGTCTAGTGTCTCTGGTATATGGACGTTCTTGAT